GGAGACTTGCTGTAAGAAAAAGCGAATTAAAACAAGGCGATAGTACTGGTCAAAAAGTTTATAAAGAAAATTGGGAAGCATCTAAAAAGAATAACAACTATTTTAAACTTAGAAATAAGAAATTTTCTGTAGATTTAGGAGATGGTAGAAAAGCTTATACAGGATTTCAATTAGTAGAAATAACTAAGAATAATTTAGAAACTTTAATGAAAGAGTATCATGGCATAATTAGAGGTAAACCTGGAGCATTAGAAAAATATAGAATAGGGTGGTATGACCCTAAAACAAAGACTCAGCCTATATTAGATTATAAATCTTTTATTAGTGATTTAAATAAAGCTTATATAAAAGGTGATTTAAACAGATTAGATTCTAAGAAAATATCTAATTTTTTAGATATAGGTATTGATGGCATGAGACATATGACTCGTTCTATGTTTATAGATATATTGCCAACAACAAGTTATAGTAGAGTAGTAAAAGGTAAAACTCAAAGAATTAATCTTAAAGAATATTATTCATTAGACAAAAAAGAAAGAAAGTTTTGGAAACCTGATAAAGAATATTTGTCCCAAGAATACAAAAATTTAGAAATTAAAAGCACTGGTTATAGAAAAGGATATTATCCGCATTACTTTTATAGTAATAAACAATTAAAAAAGTCTTTTGAAAAACAAAAGAAAGCAATTATAGATAACAAAACTATGACTAAGCAAGAGAAAAAAGTAAAGATTGAACAGCTTATAATGAATTACAAACACAGAATAGGTGATTGGGATTATGCTGATTATAAAATGTGGGAAAAATTAGATGCAGATTTATTTAAAGAAGCATTAACTAGTATTGAAAAGAAAGCTTTAAATAAACAAGAAACAAGTAAACTTCCTGCTATAAATATGAAGTTTAATAATATGGAAGCAAGGACAAATCATATGGGTGGGTGGATGGTAGAGCCTGTTGCTGCTGAAATGTACATAGGTAAATTAACAAATACATATTTTAGACAACTTGGTAATATCATGTCTAGATATAACTTAAACTTAATGAGACAAAGAATGTATGATAAGTTTGTTACTAATGTTCCTAAAAAAGATAAGAAAGAAACAATTGATTTAGTTAATGGTGTTGTAACATTTTGGAAAAAATATGCTAGTGAAGCAATGGGTAATCCTGTAATGGTATCTAAGGCAGAAATAGAAAATCCAAATCTTAAATTAAAAGGCAGTCCTTATGCATTCTTTGCTGATAATCAAATGGCAAACAAACTTCAGAATATTGCAGAAAAATTAGGTATTAAAGATAAAGATACTGTGCTTGGTATGGATGCTTATAATGTTAGAAACTTTGCTAATGTAGAAGGTAAGTATCAATTAGCTACGTTGATGACGCATCCTAAAACTATGATTAACAACGTATTTGGTGGTACTATGCATACATTTCAATCTGTAGGTGGTGATGCATTGTTAAAGGCTAGAAATATAGATTATATAAGAAATATTATACCTAGTATTAAATCAAAAACAGATTTAGATAACTTTGTTGCTAAATTAGGTATACAGCCTGAAATGCTTAAATATGAGTTTGGTTTACAAAAAGAATTTAGAGAAGGTAAAGCAAAAGCATTTACTAATGAACTTGTAGAAATGGCTAAGAAAAAAGACTTTAAAGTGCAAGATATAGATTTTAATGCACTTGCTAAAAGATATGGTGTAACTGATGCTATAATGAAAAAAGCTGCTAAGTTTATGACTATACCAGAACAAATGCTTAGAAGAGATTCTTTTATGGCTCATTATATAAAAGCATACGAAAGATTTGGTGGTGGTATTACAGACCCATTCCATCCATTTCTTGTAGAACAAGCTAAAAAAGGCGTACAGGCTACACAATTCCTATATAACGCTCCATACAGACCTGCATTTGCTCGTTCTTCATTTGGCAAAATGCTTACAAGATTTCAGTTATGGTCGTTTAATGCTGTAAGATTTAGAAATGATGCTAGAAAAGCTGCTCAATTATATGATTTTGCACCTGGTAGTGAAGCTGTAAAAAGATTAAACAGAATACTTGCTATTGATATGTTTATCATGGCTTTGTCAGGTGTATTTATGTATTCAATGTTTGAGCAAACATTACCTGCTCCATGGAACTGGTTACAAGATTCTGCTGAGTGGATATTTGGTGATGAAAAAGAAAGAGAACGTGCATTCTTTGGTATGTATCCAACAGCTATAGCACCTCTACAAATATTTACACCACCTATTGCAAGGTTACCTATATCTGCAATAAGACAATTTGCTGAAGATGATTATACTAAATTAGCTGATTATTATATATGGACTATGTTTCCATTTGGTAGGATAGCAAGAGATTTAGTGCATCCAGAATCTGGATTGATAAACAATCCTATGAGATTACCTGAAAAAGTAGCAGGATTTCCATTGACTGGACTTGCTAAAGAAGTTTCAAGAATTAAAAAAGATGATGAAGAAACTCCTGTTCCAGGATTTAAGGCTGGTTCTTTCTAACTGTTTTTAATTTTAGTTTCTATAACATCAAAAGGGTCATAGCTGTGATAACATTCCATGTGAAATATAACTGATTCATCTTCATGAAATATATTATCTGCACCTATAAACCCTCTTGAAGCTTTGTAAACAGGAGCTGAATGTCCTATTAACTCTTTGCATTTTTCGCACTTAATCATTTTATCTCTCTTAAGTAATCTGCATTTCTGCTTTCTTTTTTTCTACTTTCAATCATTCCCCATAATAAACATAGGTAAACAATCGCATCTGTTATTCGACCTCTAACATCTTCTCTTTGAGATTCATGACCATTGACAAATGATGATATACCATCTATATGTTTTAAAAGGTAGGTTAATAGTACTTTTTCTCTTGAAGAATCTACATACTCTGCTACTCTTTCAAAGTTGCCAAATGCATTACTTTTTTTTCTTGCGTACTCTTTTTGACCTGCTTCCCTCATCTTTTGAATCTGTTGAAATATCTTTGACATCAGATTCTCCATTTGCTTTTGTGTCATTTTTTATCTCCTCCATACTTTTTTCTAGGTACTTATTGAACTCATCTAATTTGTTTTCCATTCTTATATACATACCTAGGACATTGTCAAGATTATGAACTATGTTTGTCAAATCTGTAACTCTGTTGTTAACTTCGACAATTGCACTACCTAGTTCATTTTTTGTAGGCTTTTTTTTAAAGTTCGCCATCTAAACTCCTTTCTTTCATTTTCTTTCTATAGTTTTTACTACCATAGACTTCTCTGTATACACACTTTCTACATACAGGTTGTTGTACAGGTGGTATGTAATCTGATACCATCTGCTGTGCTTTATACTTATATACTGCTTGTGTTTTTACTGTGTCGCATACTACGCACTTCTCCCAGCTACTCTCAGCTATTAGTTGCACAATTCGTTTTTTTGTATTTTGCACTTTCTTTTCTTATCTTTTTATTGTATCTACTTAATGCATTATCTGATTCAGAAATCATTCTTGCTATTTTATTAGCTGTTGCAATGTCTGATACTTTTCCATTTGCTATTACTTGAACTGGTTTGTTCTGTAATTTATTATCAATATAATATCTAATACCTTCTAGTAATTTTACAGCAACTAAAGTGTCTTTGCCAACTACTTCTTCTATTATTTTTGATATTTCTTTATAGTCTTTTTGATTCATTTTACCTCCTATATCTTGCTTGCTATATTGCTATTGTTTATATCTTTTAAAACTAATTCATGATAGTTTTTATTTAATACTCCTTGTCTTCCATTTGCTCTGTATACTGGAAATAACCCCTTGTTGCCGCACACAAACAAAGGGTTATCACATAACCAGTAACCTTCTTTTAACTCTCGCAATGATGAAAAATACTTTTTATTCTTCTTAAATTCCATTTGTCAAATCCTCCAAAGGTATAAGCGCAAGTTCACTTGTATTATCATCTCCACCCATAACTAATTTACCTCTACCATATTTAACTATATGTTTAACCATATGCTTTAGCATTGGTACTGGCCACATATATATTGCTACTATATCACCTTCTAAAGTTAATGTTTGACACCACCAATCTGCTTTGGTAGTATTTAATCCACTTAATTTACCTCTTGATGATAACTCTATTGCTATGTTACCAGTTTTTTTCCATATATCTCTCTCTGTTTTAATCTCTACTTTTCCAAGCGTAAGTATTTTTGCAACACTTTGTTCAAACTTTTCTCCAAACTCTAAATCAACGTCAAACTTGTTATCTTTATTATAAGCAAGTTTTTGATAATCTTTTAACTTTTGCTCCACATCTATCCCCTTTGTTCTTATCATTTTAAATAACCTCTCTTTACATTACCCCATTTGTTTGTCATAGCTGGTTTTTTATTTCGACCCTTATCTTTTTGTGGATGTTTTTTGAACCAATCTAACATTCTTTTCTTCTTTGCTTCAGACATTTTTTTCATTAGGCATCTCCTCTCTTTCCATTCCATAAGTTGGCATGTCTCTATATGTAACTACTGTGCCATCTCGTTTTTGACTCCACGCTATTTTATTTGTTGGACAAAATCTTAATCTTGATTTACCCCAATCTTTTTTAAATACATCTGCCATTGTTTTCCCCTTTAGTTTATAGGGCGAACTAGTGATTGTTTTTGCTTTAGCTTCCGATTGCTAATATATTAAGCTACCAATATTACTGGTATTCAGCTGCTCACCGCTGACGTGCGTTCGCCCTAATTAAAAATCTCTGCTTGACATTTTTCTAAGTACATAACTTCTTAAATCTACTTCTTGCCTATCAAGCCATTTTAATAGTTTTCTAAAATTTCTATCTGTTAGTGGACCTTTTCTTGTGTTGCATCTACCGCATATCATTTGAAGATTTTTAGGAGTAGAATTGCCACCCAAAGAAAGAGGCAATATATGGTCGCATACCATATTACTGACAAGAAGTTTACAATTACAATACCCACACTTTTTTCCATAAACCCTATATAAAAGGTCTCTAACTTCTTCCAAAGATATGTTAAATTCAACTTCGTATTCCTTACTTCTTCTCTTTAGTGTTGAACGTAAAGTAGAAGATTTTTTCATTAATCTATGAAACGTTTTTTTAGCATACGTTCCATGGTGTTTCTTTAATTTTTTACTAAACTTTTTTTCCCAGATTGTAAGCCTGTTAGGGGACTTGCGTCCCCTTTTCGGCTTATAGTATCTTTTTCTAGGCTCTTCCGTATTCATGACTATATATTTGTTTTTTCTTTACCTTTGATAGGTTCATTTGCAACTCTATATTGAATAGTCCAAATACTACACTAACGCCATTAAAGTTTTCATCATTAGTTCGTATTATGCCTAATTTTATAAAGCTAAATAATATAATCATAAATCTATCATCTAACCAAGCGATTGTTAATACTTTGTTCATGTACCCTCCTTAATCTAAATGATGGTGTCCATTCTACTTCTGTGTCGAATAATTCACCATCGGTGTTCTTGAATAATCTAACTGCTCTCGTTTTTGAGTTTGACTGACCGTTTAGTCCTATCACTTTTCTTGATGCGTTTTCTATAGCACCTGAACCTTTACCAGCATACAAGTCTAATACTTCGTTTCTACTATAGTCTCTGCTTACTTGTGATATTTGTATAACAATCATATCATTATTTACAGCCATGTTTGATAGTCCGTGTGATATATATTTAATCTTTTCGTATTCACCTCTATAACTAACAGGTGTATCTACTAAATCAATATAATCTACGATTACCAATGATGGTTGTAACTCTCTTACTTTATCAGCTATTTTATCTAAAGTGGGCGATACAGTTTGAACCATAATGTGTTCTAACTCTTGGTTATGATAATCATATAGATTGTCATAATCGTTATTAACTTGCTCTTTAGATTTACCTGATACTATTTGTATATGCCTTCTGTGCATATACCATGATGACAACTCTAGACTTAGAAACAATGTAGGTATTTGCCATTCTTTTACAATTTTGTTATTTACAAAATCTACACCTAATGCTAGATTCTGTGCGAATGTAGTTTTGTTTGAACCAGTAGGTCCAAAGATAGTTACAAGTTCGCCTGGATAAATAACTGATTCTTTATCTATACCTAATGCTCTACCTAAGTCTATAGTTTTACCACTAAAGTCAGTTGTCAACCTTTCATGTAGTTCTCCTTGCATCTCATCTGATGATTTAATATCTATCAAATAATCTTTTCTTTCAAAGAACATACATTGCGTTTTACAATGTTCTTTCATTACTGTATCTTGACAACCATACTTATAGTTCCTATTGTAAACATTTTCCACCATTTCCATTATCTTGCTTTCGTTCATGCTTTTGTTATTCCAATGCAACATGCATACCTTTGCATAGTGACTTGGTATGCCGTGTCTTTTGAAATGACTAATGATTCTCATAGCAGTTATATGTCTTGAGCCTTCTGATGCTCCTTTATTAAGCATAGATTGTACACATGGTACTATTTTGTTTGGCTCTGATGTTTTGTTTATTATTTTAATATCAGGAACTTCTGTTACTATTGTATGCTCTAACTCTCCATCTGCTTGCAAAACATTATATTTAAAGTCAAGCCTACTTTCTTTAGCCATACTTATGATTTCTTTAGCGTCTAGATTCATAACTTCGTCTCGTGTCAAAGGTATCTTAAATAAGTTTGTCTTTTTATTTAAAGTATGTTGAACCCTGTATATACCTGTTCTCATGTATATACTTGAGTCAATATTTGGTACTAACTTTTTAAGAGTTTGTTTGACTATATATGGCAAATCATTGCCTGGTTTGAAGTTGAATAAAGACCCTGCTAAAATCAAATGATAACCAGAACCAGAGAAGTAAGATTGGAAGCTCCCACAACCAATATCTGCCTCCTCTAGTTCTAGTATAACACTTCTCAAGATGTCTAAAGTTTTCTCATCTGTATTACCTTGTTTGTCAATGTCAATAGGTATTTTATCTATGTATCGTATGCCAAAGAAATCTTTCAATGAGCCTTTCTCTGCTACATACTCAACCGCTGTATCGTCATATAAATATACACTACGATACAACGGTTCGTTCTTGACATAACTACCAAGTGTTTCTACAGGTATTATTATACCTCTATTATTAGGTATGCCTTTAGCTATCTCTATGTATTTCACAGATTAGATAATCCACTTCCTGAAAGTCCTGTTGTGACTGCACCATTTGGTACTACATCTGTCATTTCTTTAATGTAGCCTTGTGCTTTCATCCACTCTGCATCTTTCATTAACTTATCTTTATTATCTTCTGTGTTTCTCATAATCTTATTCCATACTCTGGTATAAGATTTACCACCAGGCACTTTAGGTTGCTCTTGATAAAAGTAACCAATATAGTCATGACTTGGACCATCAACTGGATTAGAATTGATAAAATGCTCATTAAGATATGATGCAATATTATCTATTGTTTGTCCATCTGCTGTCTCCCAAGTTCCGTCTACAGTAATACCTGCTTCGCATCCAATCTCTGAAAAGAATTGGTACAATCTTTTAAGACAACTACCACCTGTAATCTTACCAGCTTCTTTCTCGAATGAACCTTTTATCTGCATTGTTCTATCGTAATCACTACCTTTTTGTCTAACTTTTACTTCTAAGAATAAGTCAGCCCAATCAAACTGTCCTGATTTATCTTCAAACTCAACTAAACCAAATTCACATATACCTGTGAAACTGCTTGATGAGCCACTACTTGGCATTTCTGGTTTAAATATAGCCATTATTTACCCTCCTTTTTATATATGTTATTCCATGTTAACTTCATGTCCTTACCTTTTAAGTGTGGACTTCTACTACCAGCTTCTAATGCTTCATTCGCTTTGAATGATACCATTAAATCGCCTTTTTCTTCATCTCTGTAGACATAGCCAATAGCATCACAGTCTGCCATTAACATATTTTTTAACTTACCTGTTAAGTCTAGACTTTCTGGTTCTACTATTGCTTTACTATCTACTACGGCCTTAGCCCATTTCCTATGTCCGATGATTATGACATGAGGAAATATCTCTTTTAGAATATTAATAGTATTCAATACCTTTTCTCTGACTAGAGCAAAGCCCTTACCAAAGGCTAGGTCTGCAACAGCTTTAACACCTTCTTCTGTACAAACTGTTTTTTCTGCCCAGTCATGTATTTTATCTACTGTATCGATTGCTACATATTTATATTCATGTCCATCTTGAGCCTGTTGTAATAAA